CCTGCGCTTTCATCTCGGTAATTGAATTGCCGAGGATTCCCGCTTATTATCCTAATACTGATTTGCTCATTCTGGTACCTCCTGCAATAATTCCTGATCATCAAAAGCATTTCCGATAACCACCACTTTCTTCGCCCAGTACGAAAAATCTTTTCGATAATTTGTTTCTTCTGGAAAATCTACATAACATCCTAAACCTCCATTACCGTATTCTCCGAACTTAGTAACAGCCGCAACTGTGCCATACTGAATGACATCATTTTCCCATATCTTATTCCCATTCTTGTCGGTCAGTCCTGTGAACTGGCAGAGGGTTTCTGGATCAACCAATTTCATTCTGTCTGTTATTAAAAAGATGATTGGCAATATACTCGCTTTTTTATACGGCTGAACAATATAACAATATCCGCTGTCAATGTCTAAATCTATGAGGCTTCCTTCTATCCATTCACCATTATCAATCTGCTTTGCCTTGAAAAGAATTTCTCTCATTCAACTCCACCGCCTTTCACGATTTCGATTGCCCTGCTCAGTCCAGCATTGTATCCTTGATGCACATCAGATAAAATACATTCTGATTCAATGAATTTATCTCTTTCCAATTCGCTAATAGCCTTATCCGCATCAAAAGCTGTCGGCTGTTTATTAATGCAATCAATAAACTCTTTCTGGTCAGAACTAATACTTGTGCCAATTTCCCAAATTTTGATGTATTTGATTAATTCGTCTGCATCAATCAGTCTGCTCATATTCTATTCTCCTAACTGTTTTAAAATTTCTTTTGCAATTTTATTACTTTCCTGCATGGAAACTCCCCATCCATTATATTTTCTGTGGCATTCATCACAGTTCCATTCACCATTATCGCTTTCTTTAATTTCGCTATTGAATCTGCAATTATCGCAATACATATGATCGAGAGTGCTATAAATGATGCTTGCAATATCGTCTTGTTTGCTATTAGCATCGTCTACGTGTTTCTGCTTAGTTAAATATTCAAACGCTCTCAGCTCATTTTTCCCGACCCATTTAATCCATGCACCGCAATCCACGCAATACAATCCCGTATTATTCCCAACTTTCTTGACAAAAAGGTTTTTACTATTGCACTTTGGACATTTATATTCTTTCATTTATTTTTCCTCCCACACTCCCAACAGCCGCATCCTCTCATACAGTACAGCGACGGTCTTGCGCCTGTATCCGTAGAAGTCTTTCGGGTTCATCGGGATATATCTTTCTTTGCTGATTTTCCTGTAGCTTTTCTGGTGCAGGATATTCTCGATAACCATATCCGCTATCACCGTGCTCTTCGGGCAAGCTGACAAGGCGGCACCGGAAAGCAGGTATCCGTACTCTGCCGGGAAGTCTTTCAGCATCGTATTCAGTTTTTCTATGTCCTCTGCCGGAATACCGTAGTCCTTCAGCTTTTTGTTCCTTGTCAGCATACCGTTCTCCTTTCTATTTGTCTGGATGGTGCTTGTCGTACATGATCGCTACGCATACAAGACCAACTACTCCGACTATGGTTCCAAGGGTGAATCCTAATATGAATGTAATCATAGCTCATCCTCCTTGTATGGTTCTGGAAGTGGCATCCAGGCAATAACTTTATACATCTTTGTTCCTCCATGCCCATCTGAATATTTATCCCATTCAAGATATCCATATTTCTTTTCGTTCCAATATCCGGCATCTCCAAATTTTAAATAATTCGCAATTCCATAAAGCTTTTCAGGTGTTCCATAGACTTTTTCAAGCGTTACAAGATACTCTTTTTCATCTTCCGGTAATCTCTCACTGACAGGAATCCAACCATTTTCTTTCTCATCCTGTTCCAGATCAGCCAGAAGCTGCTCAATCATATCTTGAATAACTTTGACATGTACCCCAGCGTATTTGTAGCAGTCCGAATATTTATCCTTGTACTGCTTTAATCTGTCTTTGATATGTATCATATTATTCCATCCTTTCTCAATGCCCGCTTCTTACCATGCAAAACAACAGTTCTGTCATGGATCTTTTTCTTGAACCATTGTGTCCACACTTCAAAATAACTGATAATCTCCATTTCTCCACATCTTCACCTAGTGGTGTTGGGCTTTCAAATTCTTCTGCAACATCTCTCTGATACGGAACTGCAACCATTACTCCCATGTTACCTATTTCCGCGTAACATTCCGGAAAATTCTCACGTATATGTTGGGCAAATTTTCCATTTTTTAAATCAGGTAAAATCTCTTTGTAGCACTCCATTGTTGTCACAAGGTAGTTTTTTTCGCCAATAAAATTTAATCCATTTCCGCTGTAAATATCCTCTTTGCAACTTTTTATTTCATAACAGGTAAATATTCCTTTTTCGATTGCTGAAATAGAGCACTGATTTTCCGGAATAAATTGCATGTAATCTACTCTTCTTGGCTTTCCTGCTGCGTAGCCATAATCAAGGCTTACTTCTCTAGCCCAGTATTTACCTGGACCAGAAAAACGGCTTTTTTCCAACAATCTGCTAAGAAATTTTGTTGTTTCAGATCTTTTCATATTTCCACCTCACTATCCTCTGGCATATAAAACACGGATTCTTTCCCGCTCCAAGCATCATCGTTTTTTACCGACATAAATTTACAATATGCTTCCTGAATCATATCCAGTACTTTCATGGCTTTTGCTTTGGTGGAATATTTTCCAAGCGTACATTTATTTTCACCCTCTAGGCTCGAAATAATAAAATCATCTCCATCTTTTACGGTATAAATTGCAGCCAAATTGCTAAAGTTTAATAAAACCGCTTTATTCTGACTTCTGATTAACATTTTGCGTCCTCCTTAATATCTATCAAATTCAATACTGTTGTCTGAATAGAATCTGTAAGCATCTTCTCTGATTTTCTTAACTTCACGCATGACAACTTCTTTCGCTTTGTTGACGGCTTCCTCAAAATCCTCTGTCCCATGATCATAGTTATCAATGTTCAGTGCCTTGCTATTGAGAAACAGTGAATCTCCGCAACCAACATATTTGTGAATACTGATTCTGTTCATCGCCTTTGCCCCGCTTTTCCCATCTTTTCGCTGCCCAGCTATGCCACAGCCACGCACATCATTTCAGAACCTTTCGTAGCAATTCCTTTGCGTTTCTTCGCACGGCTGTGCCTTTGCATTTCAATTCGCTTCGTTGATATGCTTCTCCATAGCACATTCAATGCCACTCCGCTCCTTGCACTTCCATTGCTGTGTTTATGTGACATTCTTTTCCATGCTTCTTATATTTTGCATTTCCCTGTTGACACATCCGCAGTCCATTTGTAAAATTCTTTTTATTGCATTTCTGAACTCTGGACTACTGCATTGTCTTTAACTCATCTTTGGTTCTTGTAAGTATCTGCTTAACTATCTTCTCTCCTCTATCCCATTACGCTCGCAAGGAACTGTCTCTGTTCTCCTGCTGCTTTTTTCTTTCGAATGCCTTCCTCTGGCATCTGTAGCTCTACACAGGTCTTAATGATCCGGTCTCTGGTCCTGGTGTCCACATTCAGATTATCGGTGCTCATGTTGGAAGTGTAGATTGTAATGTTTCCGTCCTCCATACGCTTGTTGATCAGACGGAACATTTCCTGCCGCTGCCATTCCTTGTCTGCCTGTGCGCCGATATCATCCAGAACAAGAAGGTTGCAATCCCGGTATACCTGACTGAGATCCTCTTCTCCGCGATCGCGCTTGTAGCTGTCACCAACAGCACTTATGTAGTCAGGTGCAGTCACGAAACGCATTTGCAGATCGTATTTAATCATCACCGATTTTGCCAGGCAGCACGCCAAGAAGGTTTTTCCACTTCCCGGTGTCTTACTCCACAGATACAGTCCCTTTCCTGCCATTTCCCACTTCTGGAAATGGTTCAGAAAGGTGATACACAAGTCTCTCAGTTTGCTCATGTCTCTCTGGTAAATATCAAAATCGAACTTGCCAAGATCTGCCTCATGGTACTCTTTTGGTACTCCGGTACGGTCCTGTGCTCTATAACCACCTTTGCACTTTGGACATCTGCGAGCATATTGAATTTCTTCTGGAAGTCCGTAATCATAGACCGTGGCGTAATATGTCTCCCATCCAGTCCCATGGCACACAGGACACTCACCATAATCTGACTGAGTTCGTTGGTTCTGGTTCATCTTTTATCGCCTCTTTTCTCGCATCATAGTTTCCGTCAAGGACCTTAGCCATGTTGGTATCGCTGATCAGCCAGTCGAATGTTGCTCGCCAATTGCGCTTGTTTGCACCTTTCAGGAACTCAGAAGCCTCTGCTTTTTCAAACAAAATCCGGAAGTCCTCGCGAGTGTAACCTGCTCTTATTCTGGCATTAATAGCTTTCTTCCTTGCTTCAGACATCTTTACCAGGCGGGGATACGACCCACAAACGGAATTGTATAATTCACGAATCGTGGCATAGATGCTGTTTTCAGGAGTTCCACTCTCATAATCTCCTTTAGGAGATTTATTATATTCTTCCTTTCTTTCCTTCTTCCCTTCTTCTATTGTTGCCCCTCGACTGCCATCTGACTGCCCATCGACTGCCGTTTGACTGCCACTTGACTGATACTGATTGTAGTTTTTTACTGTAATTACGCTGAATTTAGGGTGTCGGCTGACTGCCACCTCACCGGTATTTTCCAGATGTTTTAGCGCAGTTCTCACATTCTTTATTGTGAGTCCTGTTTCTGCCGCCATATTCTGCTGTGAAGTAACCAGTGAGCCTCTCGGCACTTCTATTCCCTGGAAGCGGCTCGGCTTCCAGTTTGCCTTTAACAGGATATGCAGGAACAGCACCTTTGTATTGATGTCCGTGTACCATTCCCAATCAAGGATTTTCCTGCTGATCTTCACGTAGTCCATAACCAGCCTCCCATTCCCTGTATATCTTCATCCATTCATCAAACGGCATCGTAACCAGCCACTCACAATGATTTTTCCTGTGGAACACCGCCGGAAGTTCATCCGGTTTCCGATCCCTCTTCGACTGATCTACAGCCTCATATATATTTAGTTTTTCTCTTCTCTTCACTTCAATGTGAATTCCAGGAAGACCAACTACATCCGCATCTCCGTTGGACCCACAATACTGCTGCCCTCTTCTTGCCTTGTAACCATACCCGCGAAGGATACCGGCTACTTCCCTTTCTCCGACAGCCCCTTTACATCTACTATTCATGCGTCTCCTTTCCCCCTCAGGAAGTTATAACAGGCCACTCCCTGAGGGAAAATCGTGTGATATATCTATATGAATTTTAGTTGCACCCTTATTTTTTATATATAAGCTCTTTTGGATTCCATCCGGGATAGATACAACTCATGTATTTTTCGATATATGCCAGCATATCTGGTCGTAAACCTTTTGCTCCATTATCTAGGAGCTGATGGTGGTATCTACATCCGGTAACTCCATTCTGTTCGATTCCAAGTCCACCCTGTGATCGGTTGACAATATGCATAATATCAAGCTGCTTATATTGGAAATCGGATGAAGAATGCATATAAAAACCAATCTGGCAAAATATGCAGCCGTGATCTCTATCGAGAATTCTTTTGCGCGTTTTTACATCAAACTGTAACGCTTTTGTTCTTTTATTCATCTATACCACCTATTCCATACTGCTCAAAAAGCTTTCGTTTCTCAAATGGCGTCATAATCTCGCCGTCTGGTATTCCAGAATCCTTGCAGTCTTGAATTAATCCGCTGATCAAGCGCGCCATCTCCTCTGTGTCATATGTACTGGTTCCTCTAAGAAGAACATACACTCTTTTGATTCCCCCATACTTTGTGACCACCGTCTTTGGAAGCGGCTTAAGATGATATTCCACCTTGTCCGAAACATCCCTTTCCGTTTCTTCTGTATCAGGAAGATAAACCGCAACCAGATTTCCGTCCACACGTTCTATCTGGCCATAACGACGCAGCATATAGTTGTGAGCCTCGTTATTCGTCCAGCCGTGAACTTTAGCAAGTTTGGTAAGCAATACCCAGTAATACGCATTCGCATCTAAGGAACGCTTATCCCTGTGCTGCTTAAGACGTATATCCAGTTTCTCATGCTTGATGAGTCCCATTACTTCCTGAGCGTTTTCATTCAGTTCCACCTGTAAGTTCCACTTTCCGGTCGCGAGATCTTTCCCCAGTGATTTGATTTTTCCTGTAAATTCCATTTACGCACCACAATTTTGCTTGAAGTAATTCAAATTTTTAGGATCTGTTATCGCTTTGATATTTCCAATAGTCAACTGACTAATAGATGTCAGCTTATATGCTTCAAGAATCTTCTTCTCATTCAGACCGTTCTTATTCAAGTATGATCTGAGTCCAGATATATCAGTGCTTGGAACTTCGGAAGAACTGTCGTCTGTCTGATCATACTTGGTACGGCCTTCTTTCCAGTAAACATCTGCCCCAATGCCAAGATTCTTACATGCCACTGATAACGCATCCGTGGTTGCCATTTTGTAACACTCATCAGATACATAGACTCCGTTCCGCTCTTTTGTCGCTAACTTACTGCCACCGGTTCCGGGAATTGCCCGTGACCACTCACCCTCGTATTTGACGTACAGTTCAATCACCACGAAAACACATATCTCATCACCAACAGTCTCCATCCATTTCTCAATTGTTTTGTAATACCAGCCAAGGCCGCAGGGACCGAACTGCTCCGTCAAGCACTTGATGCGCCACATCGGGTTAATGTCTGTAAAACCTTTCAGTCGTCCTGCCGTAATAGCTTTTTGAGCATCTTTAGGAACTTCCCGAACCTTGTTATATAACTCAAGATTTTCCATAAGCCTCTCCTACTTGATCTGGATATTCTGCGAAGTTATCAGAGTGATTCCCGGAAACTTTTCTCCGGCTTTCAGTGCTGCCTTCAGACCGACCTTGTCCGGCTTAGGCTCTGAATACTTAAGATATTCTTCTGGGACAGATGCACCCTCCGCAATATCCACGGAGCTACCACTTCTAAAAGAAATTGCTACTCTTGCAGACTTAAACTTTTCACCATCCAGATATCGGGAAAGATACTCTTTCAGTGATGCCGCTTTGCTTTCTGCGACTTTCTGCCTCTTGGCAAGATTTTCTTTTTCAGATTTCAGTGCTTCTGCATCTGACAAAAGATTCTTGATCCAGCAACCGATGTTCTCGATTTTCTGGTCTCTTTCCATCTGTAGAGATTCAAGCTTTTTGATATCTACGATTTCCCCTGTTTCCATATCTACGCAATTAAGGATTTCATTTTCGATTTCGTACAGATTCATTCTTATTTCCCTCTCTTTCTACTAATCTATAGTTGCTTGCTTGTCTTTTTATTGGCCCGGAATGTCTATGCGTAATGATTTCCAGGTATTCATCCTTTATATCTCCGTTGCCAGTGAAGTTCATAGCGGACACCTCCCGTTGATAAGCAGTTCCAAAAGGTATTTCTTCGCACCCTCAAAACTTCCAGCTTCGGACGGAAACTCGTAAAACTGGCACACTGAAAAATGCTTTACGATCTCCCCTGCATCATTAAATACATAAATATAAACTCTGGATATGTCGTCACACGCCGTATAGTCAAAATTCACATGCGCCGTTGTTTCACTTGAAACTCTCTGGCACAATTCAAATAATTCCTTAATTTTCTCCTTGTTCATTTTTTCTCCTTTCATAAATTTCCTATCAGAATCAGGCTTATGGTTGCTGCTGCCAGAATCCGATCAAGTCCATTTGTCCACTCCCATACTGGAAGGAATGTTAAAAGGATTCCGATTGCTATTGACATCAAAATTTCTCGTTTACGATATTTCTTCATTCGTGTCCCTCTATCTAAGGAATACCCATGCTGCATTTGAAAGAATCAATGCCGCCATGGTAATTCCCCATGCACAGAACCATTTCTGTGTCTGCTTCTTTGCTTCCCTTACGACTTCCACTGCATAGAAGTTTTCAAAATCTTCAAAGCTGGTTATTTTTGCGCTGTCCATTGTGCTTTTACCCTCGGTTTTCTTCATAAAAAATCCTCCTGTTCTCTTGCGAAATACAGGAAGAAATGTTATGATTGTCCTGTAATCCGCTAAGACTGTTTTAGTGGTTTACGGCTCCGGGGTGGAGTTCGTGGCTCCCTCCGGGGAGCTTACGTCAAATTTGCTTCTTTTCTTCGATAGTAGTTCAAGATGATTCTTGAACACTCATCTACAATCTTCTGATTGTCTTCAGGTGTATTATCCTTGCAGTAATCATCATGTATTCTGATTACTCCAGACCCTTTTTTGATTGTTTTGATTACTGCCATCAGCAAACCTCCTTTTATGCATTCACTATGTTAAGATATGTTGTTTGTTTCTTTTTGCTTCTGGTCAAGATCATCAGTTCTTCTCAAATAATGTCTTGCCATTCAGATTAGCTCGAAATGCATATTTATGGTCTTGATATTGGCTCTCTTGAAGAATTTGAGATAAAATGTCGTTTGGAGTAACCAATTGACATGTAAAAGTAGCTTGCGGACATTGAAGTTGTGACTCAATATCTGATATTCTCTTTTCTAGAGAGCGAATCTTTTTTCTGGTTGATTTTTTCATGCCTTTCTCCTTTCTGCTGATAAAATTTCGTGTTATACTCTCCTGTAAAGGAGAGATGTTATGGAAATTTCTGGTTCACAAATCAAATTGTTAAAACGTCTTTATAAAACTGATATACCGTTGTCTGATTTTTCCGATTCGGAAAAAGGGGAAATAGAATATCTTGGAAAACGCGGGTTCATTAAATACAGTAAAGAAGATACCGATTCAAGAATCACACCAACCATTGTCTGCATTCAGTCAGCTGGAAAAGCTTTTTATGATTCTTATGTAAGAGACCGCAGACGGTGGTATATCCCTGTTGTTCTGTCCATTGTTGCCATCGCAATCAGCTTATTTGCACTGTACAAATCTGGACAGGTAATCAATGTTTACATTGACGAAAATAAAATGAATACGGTCACAGCTGAGAATCCTCCGGCAAATGCAGATAACAAATAGGGAAAATTCGGATATCTGTAAATGATTGGTAATCCGTCACCATACTTGCGCAACGCTCTGTGTGCTTGTCTAGCCATTTTCCCGTGTGAATAATGAGGGTCACTGTTTATGGAATCCAGAATTTCCCATTTTGTCATGTTGTCATATTTTGACGGTGTTCTGTGGAACATTTGTTTTCACCTCCTTGTTTTATCTTAGTTTAATCTTACTACTACGCTGTTTTATTGTCAAGCATGTTTTTATTCTCAGTTTAAATTATTATTGACTTTTTTTACTTATAGGTGTACTATCATATTAGGAGGTGAGGAAATGACAGATATTCTTGCTAGAATCCGAGAAGTATTGTTAGAAAGTCAAAAATCCCAAACGGAAATAGGAAAGGAACTCGCCAAAACTCCACAATATGTATGGAAACTTTTGAATGATAACAATGCTAATCCTAGTGACAGTGTTATAAAAGATATTTGTCGCGCATTTGAGATTAACGAAAATTGGATTCGTAAAGGAGAACTGCCCAAAGAGCTTAAGGCAGACAAAGATTTATTTTCTGTATGTGCTAACATAGCAACAGATGATATTAAGGCCAGAGAAGCTATTATGAAATATTATCAATTATCAGCAGAAGATAAAGAATTATTCTGGAAGTTCATTGAAAGATTTACCAAATAGAAAAAGCAGGGATTAATTTCCCTGCTTCTTTTCTTTCTCAAAAAGAGTATGTGCAAAACTATAAATCATTGCCAAAAACCTTATGTTTTCCATTTTCTCTATCATTTCAATAATTTCTTTCTTGTAATCCATATTGTACCTCCTACCGCACAAAAACATTTGCTCTCTTTTACATTACATTATCTTTGGTACGATAAAGTGGCATCGGCAGACAAGTTCCTCCTCGCTAACTGCCAGTGATACACCGGAATGTGCGCAATCGCAAAGAAAATATTCGCACTACCGAATATAAAATGCGCTTTACGCGGAATTATACGGCATATTGACACAAAAATAAGCTGTATCCGATTAGGAACGCTCCTTCTGACTGTAGAATGTCTGCTAGATTGCCGGACAAGGCTGACCGTAGAACTCTTGCATGAGTGGTTGCGTGCCCGACTCGGAACGTGAACTATGTAACTGATTATCAATATTATTCCGACAAGAATTATAACTTTTTTGGCTAATTTCAAAATATCTCCTCTTTTTTTAGCAAAAATATTCTAAAGCATTACAAACTGTGCTAATATCAGTTATATACCACAAGGAGGGAAAGAAAATGAAGAAAGTAAGAAATACGTTGATGATATTGTGGACTCTGTTTGCTGCATCATCTCCTGCTATAATGGGGAAATACAGTTCCGACAACATTGCATTTGCGGTAATTATGGAAATTTTCGGTATCGCAGTGCTGGCTGTTACTTTTGGAATAATTGGTTTTATTGCTTCTAAAGCAGGAGGACATGCATCACAAGATAGCCCGGAGGAACTTACACCAGTTGAAAAGCCTGTCCACGTTCTGAGATTACGCGTTATTTCTGGAAAGGAATCATTCGACTTGCCATCACGTAAAACACCATTTTTGTTAAGGCAATGGAAAGACGGATATGTCACAATTGCAGATATGCCTGAGAAGTATACACTCATGGATTATGAGTGGAACGGACCAGAATATAGAACGGTGGAAAAGACAACAACGACATCCCATACTAAAGGAAAAACCAAGGAGAAAACAAAAAGAAAGGGAAGATTAGCTGGTGCCGTTATTGGCACAGCTGCCACAGCTGTCACACTCGGAAACCCTGTTGTCGGCGCAGCTGTCGGCGCAGCGGTTGGAACTGGAAAGAAAACCAAAGGAAAGAACAATTCTACTACTACCGGAACCGCCACCACGACAAGTGATAATATAGAAGTAGATTCTTATGCGTCTATGAAAATGCAAAATATTGAAACAAATCAGATAAATACTATTGGATTTTACTGTAGTTCGAATATAGACATGCAGCTAAAGAGCTTCAATATTTCAAAAAGTTCTGATGCTTCTGAAAATGTTCGAAACCAGAAAACATCCGTTGAACTTCTGAAAGATTACAAAGAACTTTTTGATAGCGGTATTATTACACAAGAAGAATTTGAACAGAAAAAAATAGAACTTTTGTAAAAAAAAAAGAACCGGCTCTCGCTACCAACGGGAACCGGTTTTGAAAAATAAGACAATTCCAGAGAAAAATCTTACCTACACATTAAGTATATCATCTCCGGGATTGCCGTACAAGTGTAAAAAGGAGAATGATAAAATGAATGAATCAGTATGTATCTATTTGAGGAAATCCAGAGCCGATCGGGAAGCTGAAGCACATGGAGAGGGTGAAACTCTTGCCAGACACGAACGAATCCTGTTCACAGCTTGCAAAGAAAAAAGAGTGCATTGTAGGCGCAATTTATCGTGAAGTGGTATCTGGCGAAACTATTGCTGACCGTCCTGTCATGCAAAAACTTCTTCACGAAGTGGAATCCGGGCTGTGGGACGGTGTTTTGGTCGTCGAAGTAGAACGTCTTGCCAGAGGTGATACCATCGACCAAGGCGTTGTGTCCAGAGCTTTTCAGTACTCTGACACGAAGATTATTACTCCTACAAAAATATACGATCCGAACAACGAATTTGATGAAGAATACTTCGAATTCGGACTTTTTATGAGCCGTAGAGAATATAAGACCATTAAGCGCCGATTGAATAATGGTAGAATCTCATCGGTCAAAGAGGGGAAGTACTGTGGTAACAAGCCGCCTTATGGATACGAAAGAGTAAAACTCGAAAAAGAAAAAGGTTATACCCTCAGACCTGTTCCAGCTCAAGCCGAGATCGTAAAGATGATATACACCTGGTATGCCGGTGATGGCTGCGAGCAAATTGGAGTTGCGAAGATTGTGCGTAAATTAAACGACATGGGAATAGAATCCGCGCTAGGCGGTGACTGGACTCCTGCCAGTATACAGGGAATCCTGACAAATCCGGTATACATCGGAAAAATACGATGGAACGGGAGAAAAACTGTAAAGACTATACAGAACGGGCAAGTGGTTAAGACACGCCCACGGTCCAGAGACATTCTTATCTGTGAAGGATTGCATCCAGCTATTATATCAGACGATCTGTATAATTCTGTGCAAGAGATACGCCAAAAGAATCCACCCCGTCCAATCAGTATAAAAAACACAGTTCGCAATCCGCTTGCCGGAATTGTCTATTGCAGCAAGTGTGGTCGTGCCATGGTTCGCCGCCCTTATCAAAAACGCGGACAGGAAGATACCCTCGTCCGTACATAAATGTTATCAATATGTAAAAAGAAGCCCCATGGATTAACTCCAAGGGGCTTAAGTTTTATGCTTTTTAGATTGCAATCAAATCTTTCCAGGTGTTCTTTCCGCATTCCCCGTCAACGCTCAGAACTCCGTTTCTGGATTTCTGATACCGCTTTAATGCATAGATGGTGTTCTCATCTGCTTTTCTGGATAAGCTCAGTGCTTTTCCGTTCTTTCCTTTGAATCCTCTTGCAATCAAAATCTCCTGCAATAACAGGACTGATGTTCCTTCACTTCCAAGCTTTACTAATTTTGGCTCAAACATATAACCGGCTCCTTTCGATGTGGTTGTTGTAGTTGGTTTGCTTGATGTGTTAGTTGATGGTTTTGCGGTAGGCTTACTTCCAGTAGTATTGGTAAGTCCACTAAAATCAATCCCTTTTCCAGTAAATCTAAGACGATGCGTCCATCCGTGACTATACAGGTACCAGGGCTGTGTACGGATTTCATTTCCGGAGTTGTCCTTTGTATCGGCGGTTCCCTCGGATGATCTGGCGTGTACGATATTATTTTTATCAATCGCCATCGCTACATGACTATTGGATCCATTCGAATTATTGTCCGCCAGTTCCAGATCGCCTTTGATCATCTGCGCATGCGCTGTCTGATTCCTAGCAACAACCTCAAATCCGGCATTCAGCATCTTGAGCATATTGCCAGTATAAGAGCAATTCTCTTTGAGATAACGTGCCTGTTTGGTAAGCCCATTTTTGAGGAACGCATAGTAATAAGCAGTAAGCGCCAATGAGCTACAGTCGAAAGATTTCGGAATGTTAATTTCGTATAAACTCCTAATTCTCTGACTGTATCCATGACTGTTATCATTCGCAATATTCACTGCAAAGCTTACTGCATCGTTTCTCACATTCTGGATAATCTGTTCTTTTGTCTTTGCCATTGTTCCACTCTCCGTTGCTTCTGTATAATCTTTATAAAATACATTTCTATCAACTTTGCCATTAATTCCTGGAATCGTTGCTTTTGAGCTGTACTGCCAGCCAACGCCCCAACTTGGACGTAATCTCTCAACTACTGTCCCCTTATCATTTGCCGGATATCTGGCAATCCAGAAATCATGCTTTTTGAGGTGACTGCAAATCACATTCATGTACCAGTCAAGATTGCAATAGATTGCAAATTTATAACCAGCAGCAACAATAATCTCTCTGAATGCTTCTGCCAGATTATGAATACTTTCAGCTCCAAGTACTCTCTGTCTATGATTCTCTAAGTCGAGGAATACTGGAAACTGAATCTTTCTTCCGTTCAATACGGAAACAACCTTTCTGGCTTCACTCTGGGCTTCAGATACTGTCGAAGCATAGGAATACTTGTATACTCCTACTGGAATTTTGTGTTTGTTGCAACCGGAAAAGTTATTCTCGAACTGAGAATCAATCACGTTTCCAACTTCTGTAATACGCAAGATTGCAAAGTCTATGCCGTAGTTTGCTACAGTATCCCAATTAATCTTTCCTTGGTGAGCGGATACGTCAATACCTTTAATTTCCAAATTATCAACTCCTTTTTATGAAATTTTCAAAATTTCTTAATCAACTAAATGGGAATTCTTACGAACCATTTACGATTGAAACAACTTAATAATTTTCCTCTTTAAACATCAGCAACTTAATGCCTCCCCATATGGTATCGTTGGCGTTTATCGTCAATGTAGATGTGTCATCACTGTATGTACCCGAAAAAGTCCTGCTTGCCACAAAGTCTGCAATTTTAATAAATTTTACTGCCCGTTTTGCCGATGCAACATCAATAAAGACAATGTACATAAATCCATTATTTTGTGAAGTCGCTCCGTACATGATAAACGATGTATAGGTGTTCTTATTAAGCTTAATATTTATAGAAAACGTTGAAAGATTTTGAGTTTTAATGAAGACCTTACTATTTAATTCATTAATCGCCCCGATAACGCTTTTGTTCGATGTCTGCAAGTTACTGATGACCGCATTGGTCAGTTTTCCGACAATTCAGTTCCAGATTCCGCTGAATGGTGAAAGTTTGTTTGATTTTGCAGCTGCATCATAGAGCATTAAGGTATCTGCATCTTCTGGAGTTGCTTTTGATGGGTATTCATTAAATTTTGCCATATTAATTCTCCTTTTCTATATTGAACTCTCTATACTGATTTCAATGGTGGCTCATGCGCCAATAGAACTGTGACTATTGGAGTATTGTATTGTATGTTGATTAATTCAATCTCATAAAATCAATATATGAAAGATTGACATTATTTACAATTTCAATTGCCTTTCCTGAGTACATGGTGACTTTTAGCTTACTTCCACTGATGATAACAGGATAAGAAATGCTCTGGTATGAATCAATCATTCTAAACCATGGATTCGCTATTATTTTATCATCTACTTCGATATTCAATGCCACGCCCAGAACGTTCGAAGTTGATGCTTCAAGATTTGCAAAAAGGTTAATATTTACTAAATATGTGCCTTTTGGGAATGTATAGTAATGTTTGTAATCAGTTGCACTCACATACTGTATTCCAGTAATGTTACTCCATGCATTCCCCCCGATTGCAAGCCCGTAATAATCGCCAGAGCTTCCAGGTACATAAAATTTACTTACAGCATAAAAACGAGCAGTTTTTCCTAAATTCGTGTTTAATGTATTGATTCCCAATTTATCTTTCAAATAAGTGAACAGCTGTGAAAACGATATTTTCTTTAATGCATTCCCTTCTCCAACTATCAATGTGTCACTTTCTGCCGGTGTTGCTTTCGAAGTCAGTGCCGACATTAATATTGTTTTTAATGATTCTGCCATGGTGTCACTCCTTTCTTAAGAGTTGCTTTATTTCATTAAGTTCCTGTTTGAGTAAATTTATTTCTGACTTCTGGTTTTTAAGCATCGCAAACATAGCCGGTATCATGATACGTTCGTTCCAGTTATCGGGAAGTCCGTCTGTGTTATGGTCGACTGCCAAAGGAAAATACTTGTCCACATCTTCTGCTATGAACATTGGAAATTCTGCGTCTACGCGTTCATCTCCTTTTGCAAGGTAGCCTTCTTTATACCGTGCCATTATCGGTTCGATGTTGTACAGATTCTCAATAAATTCTTCTGGCAACGAAGCTCCAAGAATTTTATAGCGTTCTGATGAAGACGAACTCATGTATACAGTATTTTCAAAAATTCTCAAGTAATTACCAGACGTCAAAGTACTTAGATTAAATATTTGAAACAGATCTGTCCCATCCGTTATAGCGTCAGTCCCGCAAATTATATTTAAGCCACCATCTACTACAAGTCCGTTGCCATAAGCTCTCAAGGTGACCCCATTAATGATTATTTCTTCATTTTCTGCGTCCAGTATTATAGTGCCGTTAGGAGATATTAATTGTTTCACCATATCATCCAGAACCCACCCGCCAATATTTCCAGTATTAGCACTTAATTCACCAGTAAAAGTTCCGTCTGCTGAGTCCAAACTGCCGGAAAACGTTCCTTTTGTAAAATTCACTCCTGTGTTGTCAATATATCCAACTTGATTACCGGCTGAATCTCTAATAACTAATTTTCCATTGCCATTATTTACACCGCCCAATGTCAATTCACCGCCAAGCGCTGCACTGAAGCTGATATACAGTTGACCATTCTTGTAGTACAGGCCTTTCCATGCACCATCATTTGATAGTATTTCTACGATTTGCGATTGTGTCAGATTGTCCACATCAATTACTACCGCAACACTCTGCATATCCATCAATGTTGTAGTTCCACCGGACGCATATAATTTACATCTAACATTTGTCACATCTCTCGGAATACCGACAGTTGAACCATTAGAACTTGCTACTGTCTGACCAGATCCATTTGTCAAAATAGAATACAAATGGTGTGTCACGGTATCCTCATCGGTTGAACTAGTATAAATGGTATTCCAAGTGTTTCCGTCAGCAGTCTCTTCAACAACGAATCTGCCTTTATAAGGCACTCTAGTAGCTGACTTTCCGTCACGATAATACGCTTTAAATGTTATAAAGTTTGGACTAATTGTCTTGTCAGAGCCACGTTTCAAGACGTTACATGATGGCTCAACCATGTATGTTCTACCAGGTTCACCATCTTTTCCATCTTCGCCCTTTTTCTGCTTGGAAATCGTAAATCTCTTCGTTATAGAATGATTAATCAGGTACGTTGCCTTAATGTCCACCCATCCATTGTCTGCACTCAAGCCTGTGACAGTGTAAGTATGCGTATCTACATCCCAAGAGCCGATTACACTGTCTGATTTTGTAATGGTATAGCTACAATCGTTCGTGATATCAGAAGAGCCGTACATAACTTTTGCCGTTGTTGTAACTGTCGGAAATACCGGAATGTTTCCGTCTGCGTCAGATGTGATCGTCTGCATATCGTTTGACAACTGGAATGTCATATTCTTGGCAGATGCAATATTCTCATCCATGTTTTCCAGTTTCTTGGATAGCGGCATTCCTCCAATAGTCAGCGTATCAGGATCCATATATACAGACTTCTTGTCCATATCCACCATAAATATGACTTTTCCGCTTTTATCCTTGACAGTAAGAACACCAGCATCAATATAAGTAGCATTTATACCTTCCGCATAAAGCAGTCTGGTTATTAATTCACCAGTCACCGCAAATCCATAAGGATAAGTTTTTCCTCCATCAATGGATACCGCAAACGCTTCTGCTGTCAGTTTCCAGATTATATCGGACTCTTCCAAAGTCGGTTTGTTATGCATGTAGTAGATTGCGCTACCGTCTTCCTGTACATCTTCTGTCATATACAGTCCACCAGAAGACGCAAGTATTCCAGCCAAACGTTCTACTGCTTTTTCTCGTTCGGTCTTTTCAATTTTAACAAGACGCCTTGCTTCAACAATAGCTTTCGTTCCATCAGAAACAAACTTGCTCATTCCTCTGATCGGATCATCGGCTTGAGTTTTTACAGCGGTCTTTCCATTAACAGAGCAAGAAACATCTGTCAGTGGAGTTATATATCTGTTCCATCTGCGGTCGTAAGTATATGCCATATCTCCAAACTCAATGAGCGGATTATATGCAAGCTCTCCCGACATGTTGCGGAACTTAACTCCAATTATGGAATCACCGATTTGAGCAGCCACCGTATCCAAGTCTGAATCCGCAACAAGGTCGTTCTCCAATTCAAGAACATATCCTGCGCTTCCGTACATGGCTTCATTTTCTCTATTTTTTAGCTTGATTCCAGTAATTATAATATCGTCGCTAGATACAGTCGGACTCTCAAAAAAGTCCTTAAGCCTTTCGGATGTGTCAGTTGCTGATTCTATCAGCGTCAAGAACCCATCATTGTCAATCGACCAGTTTCCTGCCGGACTGATAAAGCTCTCTGAGTCAATACTTGCACCGCCTTTAAACGTAATGTTTCCATCAGCATCCGCAATTGCACCATAATCTTCTTGCACATTGGAAAAATCCCATTTGATGAACTGCAAGTATCCTTTATTGTCCAGACGAGCGTTAGCAGTCTCAAGCATTGCTGCCCATCCAAACAACTGGCGAAATGTCATATTTTCTGGAATCTCCGATATAATCAGATTGCCATGTTGCATTGTTCCGCCAAATGGAATGCTCAATGTATCGCACGCATCTCTGACAAGATTAATAATTGTCTGAGGCAATACCAATTTTGATGTATATGTGGCATTTGCTTTGTACATATCGTCCAAAGCCGTAAAGTTAAGGATTTCACCATATTGTTCCGGTGTCGTAATTGTATAAACGCCTTTATCAATGGTTTCGATTCTGTCCTCTGTTGCTGCTTTTGTTGCCAGAATCGTGCTGTCACTCTGGTCAAGAATTGGATCATAGTTTTCATCTAGCAATTCATCTGTTGTAGCTGGACTTGCTACAGATGTCTGCATTTTAAGATATGCATGAACTTTTGCCATGTAGAAATTATAGTTCTTCCACTGGTCGGAAGTGTTGTCCAACTCCAATGTCATGGATTTACAAACAACGCAGCCAATCGGAAAGCTGCTACTTTCTGCACAATCAGAAAATGAGTTGTTGCTGCTCATAATCTCGTTCTGTACGGTTTTGGTTCTCCCATCAGGAAAGGTGATATCCACCACCTCCCAGACAGGTTCGCCATCTGCTAATTTCTGCTTAAATGTATCAGATACATTAATCAAGTGGATTCACCCCCTGCATGTTAAAAGATATTTTTGATACAAATTTTAAGTCTTGCGAAATTTCTCCAATAGTTAGGCTTGCTTTTCCGACATAAAACGGGTCAGTTCTCCATGCCATGTGGTAAAGCGACCAATGGTACAAATTGAAAGTTTTTCCTTTTGCGATAATTTTGAGAATTTTGTTTGCTTCTACAACTGGAACGTTTGATGCTTCATAGCTATATTGTTCAACTGTAAATAGTGGAGTCAGTAATGCTTTTCCAAACTGCGTACGGTTACTACCTTCTGAATAAGTTGTTTCAAGGTTGTAACCCATATCTTTGTCCGGCTGATAGATGGAAGTCCCATTCATTTTGTATCGTTCCGTTATGTTTTTTGGAATAGTTGCCACGCTTCCACCTCCTATGCCAGTTCAAACGGGTTTCTGCCGCTTGTATCACGTCTTAACTTTGCTTCTTCGATAATTTCATCAAATACTGTTCTTCGGTTAATCTGAGCAGTAAAATGATAATCTCCACCGGAATTGCTTCCGGATTCTTCGCGAACAATCTTTCTGAGCAGCGCTTCTGGTGTTTCAATGTTATTGCCCTGTTTCTGGTCGCCCAGGACAGCCAGAAATTCGCTTCTTGGTGGAATAACTGCACCTTTTGCCAGATATGGAATAGTCGGTACTCTTGGAAAGCTTGCGCTAAATCCGATCGTCTTAGTGCCGAATGGTGTAGGCACTTCCCACGGACCAAATGACATTGCAGATTCAACTCCACTGATCGCGCCGTTCACCGTACCGATTGCGCCATTTACGATACCGATAACTTTATTGAATATCTCTTTAACTTTGTTTTTAATACCCTCGAACGTATCAACAACCTTGTCTCTTGCACTTTTGAATTTATCAACGATTCCATCAACTATCATCTTTACAACTTCTTTTATAGTGGACCATATAGCGCTCCACTTTTCTTTTGCACTTGATTTGATACCATTCCAAATAGAAACAATCTTTTCTGCCAAATCACTTAGTTTGGATTTTATTCCATCAACGAAAGCTATGGTTTTGTCTTTAATCCAACTCCATACCGCACCTGCAACTTCTTTTATTTTGTCCCAGTTTTTGTACAGCAATACACCAATCGCAATGCAAGCTGTTACTGCTGCTATAAAAATTCCGCCCGGTCCGACAGCTGTCGCAATGGCTTTGATTCCACCAATAATGCCGCCAGAGCCGGTCATGAGTGCAATAAGACCCTTAATGAAACTTGCTACTGTCGTTATACTTCCTGCGATTCTCGAAGCTAAGCCTGCAATCTTCGCTGCCGCAAATGCTCCGATCAGAGCTGCGCCAAATGCTTCAATGATTGATTGATGATCTGCAAAGAATCCAGCCAAATCAGACACTAGGTTAATCACTGTCGGAATTCCTGTTTCAATCAGCCATTTCAGCATTGGGAGAACAATATTGTTATAAATCCATTCAAGAACATTTCCGATAGATTCCAGAATTGGCGCAAAGGTACTGGTCAGGTTACTGATGGATTCTAGTAACGGATAAAAGTTCAAGTTCGCCGCCCATGTTGCTGTATCCTCTGCGATTTTTTCAACAAACTGCATAACCACCACAAGGGCGTCTGCAATGTTCTGTATGATCTGCGTTCCAACTTTGTTCTTATTCCACGCATCCGCAAAACCGGATGCAATATTCCCGATAGTTTTAAGCACGTTCTGAGCAATCCTCAGCATGGTCGTAAGCATCGTTGTGCCTGTGCCATTTGTCCAGACCTCTACAAGGCTTTTACCTACACTTACAACGAGCTTTTTGAGTCCTTCAAGTGCGACTTTTGCTGCATTAATGGTATTCTTACCCTCTTTTTTCCATGCGTCCTGGTATGGTTTCCAGACTTTCTTGAGCAGGTCAGCAAGTTTCTTTGCGGAATCGCTAATCTTGTCAAGTGCGGTTTCGCCTTCTGCGAGATTGCCGTAGTCCACATTACCAACTGAACTCGGAAGGCCACTGTTACCTGCTCCACCACTTCCACCAGATGAAGATGGTGTGGAAGATGAATTGCTGCCAGTAGATGTGACTTTGTGAACTTCATCAAGTGACGAAAGATAGTTTTTGGTTTCCTTATTCGCTTTTTTTGTTGCATTTGCATTGTCGTTCGTGGCATCTGCCAGTTTCTCTGCATTATCTGCCGCCTGTCCATACTGGTCCGCTGTATCTGCGATCGCGTCTGTTCCGGCAAGACCCGCTCCACTTCCGCTCGTTTGACCGGAAGATTTCTTGCCAGTAATAAGCTCCGTGAATGACTTAAATGCTTTTGCCAGAGTCGCCAGTTTGCCGAGAAGAATATTGATTACTTTCAGAACAGGTGTAAAAATATTAATCAGCCCTTGTCCGACTGTTGCCTTGAGGGACTGCAACTGCAACTGCATCACTCGCACCTGGTTCGCCCATGAGTCAGATGTTCGAATGAAATCACCAGATGCAGCCGATAACTGTTTCTGCACAAAAGCCAGACGGAGAGCTACTTTCTCCTGCTCGGTCATGGCAGACGTTGTTTTACCATAACCGTTTGCCAGTGCGTACTGATCTAGTGCCGACTGGGTCATTACCACGCCGAGATCTTTGAGCGTTTCCGTTTCACCCGTAAACACTGATTTCAGTTTGATATACGCCTGATCCTGACTTATGTTATAAAACGATGCCACATCACCGGTTAGCTGTGTCAGAGCCGTTGACATGTCATAAGCCTGTGCTTCTGAGAATCCGAACGACTTTGACATTGCTCCGAATGTACCAACATACCGCTTTGCCATAGTCTCCGATAGTCCAGCGCTGGTCATAGCGTTCTTTGCAAATTCATTTACTTTGTCTGACATGGTTGTAAATGTAACATCAACCACGTTCTGCACTTCTGCGAGATCTGAGCCAAGGGCAACGCATTCTTTTCCAAACTGTACTAATTTACCACCAGCAAATACTCCGCCGATAAGTAGTCCTATTTTTTTTACTGTGCTTCCAAGCCCGTCGATTGACTGTTTAATCGCTGATACACCTTTTTGGACACCGGTTGTGTCTAATCTGGTATCAATAATGACTGAGCCATCAGCAGCCATACATTCACCTCCTAACTATTTGAGGTTTAACATCTCATTCAGCGCATCCTTGTACGCTTGCTCCTCTTCGCTGAGACGTGTTTTTATATCAATAATGTTCTTATTTTCCTGATAGAATTTCTTTTCCCATTTATCGAGCTTTTCGCCATTTGCCTTTTTTGAACGAATTCCAACTACGGTATTAAAAAGACATTCGCCAGATTCCATAAAGTATCCAAAAAACGTCCACCAGTGCATATAAGGCACTGCTCTGATTTCTTTACCGGCAACCTTGTTTACCGCCGGAACAATCATGTCTCCATCCTGTTCCCAATCCATCAAACGGGGCTTTGGGCGGTTTGGATTATCGTCAAACTGCCCGCAGTCGATGAACTCATAAGCTTTTTGAAGAGCTTCGCTTAAATTTTCTTCTGGTATCTCCCACCATTTTTCGTACATTATCTGAACAGCAATTATTGCTTTCGCTTCATTGCTAAAATCCGGATTTCCAAGAGCGATTAATATGCCTATTATTTTTCGAAAATCCGTTCTGATAGAAAAATCCACCCCACTTATGTTCAGTGAGGTGGGTAGCTCATAGGCGGTCATTTTGTATATTTCTCCACGTACTTATTGACTGCCGCCTGCATTTTCTTTTTTCTCTTTTCGATTTCCGGTGCGATTGCTTCTGCGATCTTGTCAAGTACGATGTAGGCGAATACCTGACCATTGCCGAATACAGTAGTCGCTGTGATCGGCTCCTTGAACAGGTCTTTTGATGCTTCATATCCGAGCAGATAGTTGATTTTGTCTTCGATCTGTTTGTTCAGTTCTGCCACTTCCTTACCAGATGTGACTTTTTGAATAGAGTTTTTAAGCTGGTCAAAGTACTCTCCCAGTTCCTCCGCACGTGCTGCTACATTGATATCAGTCGGGTTAAGCTTGAAAGAAGAAAAAACTTCGTCTTCGTTGTTGGTAAACGTGAATGTAAAAATTCCATCATCAATTTTGGTATTAATTACTTTTGCCATTTAGCATATCCTCCTTGTGTATGTGCTTATTCACTGTCAGCTGTGAATGTACCGGTACTGATATCAAATTTTCCTTTTACACGTTCGCCAACATAGTTGACAGTAAATGGAATCTGATAGCCAGATGTGTCACCGCCGTAGGAAGTCGGCACAACGTAGCAATCCTGCTGATATGCTTCATATTTGCCTGCTGTAGCTGCTGTCCAGAGATGAACCTCAACTGCTTTTGTTTTGAGGTTGTCGTCTTTGAGACGTCCATCTACAATCTTCTGTAACGCTGTGAACAGATCAGAAGTATTGTCTGCATAGAACGGATCAGCCTCAGAAGAAACTTCATAGCCGTTATGCTTGAATGTGGTTTCTCCGAGAATGTTTTTAGATGTTTCGGTATCTGGATTGAGTTCTACGTTATACTCTTCCAGATCTTTTCCAAGACGCTCATATTTCGGTGTCACTCCCCCACAGAGGGAGCCTGCATCAATGTAATGAGCCATATATTTACGGTCAATCTTGCCTGTAACTGCCATAGAAATGTCCTTTCTGCCTATAACTTTTAAAAGGCTGTGTAGGTTAGCGACCATCTCCGATTGATAGCCGGTTGTTACTTGTTATATTACTTCATAAGTGTTTTCGTAGCGTACCGATAATGGCAATAACCAGTCCTGTACGCCACTCTCCTGCGGTTCTAAACCATAGGAGTTATCACGGGTGATACGTTTTATCACTCGCCCCTGTGAAAGCTCTGGAAAAGCATTTAAGCGCGTCTCAGAGCCGTTTATAATAACTGGTTCTCGGCATATCCATTTACCGAGATTATCCAGGAACTTCTGAACAGATAACTTCTGCCGTTCCTTGTCGGATGCTGTTCGGTACACTACATAAAATGGGTACTGACAAATTTGGTGCATTACTCCACAAACATCTTCTTTTTCCGAATAAATCAAGGCCCCGTTGTCCGCTGAGAACGCAATTCCGGATTCTTTGCCGAGTTCCTCGAATTTGATTGTTTCATTTTCGTATAGTCCCGGATACTGGTTCAGAAGTGCTTTCATGGCATCTGTCAGAATCTCATATCCGGTCGCATCTTTACCAATAGGTTTATCCGCCATGTCTGCCACCTCCTGCCTGTGCTTTTACTTTGCGAATCCATGTACTGCCATATTGCCGTTTAGCGGCATCAAACCACTTTGCCTGTGCCCGTGGGTGAGCCTGTTTGGTGTATTCAAGATTTTCCTTTGCGGCTGTCCGACCAGAAAACTGACTAACGAGAACTTTCTTTGCTCCACGTCTCGCGTAGGGACTTCCGGTCAATTCATCAACCATTCCTTTTCCTTCGTACAGGAAGCGCCCATAAGGGGCCGCCGCCGCGCATACTTTCCCAGTTCCTTGCAAGGATGTACTCTCAACTCTCGTTCGATTAATGAAGTCCCCTGTAATCATCGGCATAAACGGCACCATACTATCCATGACCATTCCATCAAGGAGATACTGGGCTTCTTGATACTGTTTGGAGAACCTGTCCATATTCAGCTTGATTTTCATATCTCCGTCAACTATGGAGAATCCTTTGAAATGATGAATTTTACTCATATTACTTACCCAAAATCTCAAAATGTGGAATCAGCGTATACGGTCCGCCTACACTGGTAATCTTAAACACGTTATCCTTATTCTCGTTCATGTACTGGTAGAATCCGTTCCGATAGTCGCTGTCAGTTACCGTTCCGCCAGTCCACTCACCTTCCCAGAAGAACGACTCATCTGAGAATGTGATAGTGTCTTCCAGAGCGTTGTTAATCTGCTGTTTCCACTCTTTAGGCGGCACCCATGGGAGAATTTTGCCGTCTTTATCAGTAATGGTTATATCGCCGTTCTGGATGGTATATCGAACGTGTAACTGTGCGTTGTCAGTTGCGTCTGGTCCGTATTTTTTAAGGATTGCTCCTTTATCCGTAATGAGGTCAACGTTGGATAAAACATGAGGATACCAGTATACATCTTTAGTTATTTTGCTTTCATAATAGTTGAAAACTGTTACTGTTTTGTTATACATGATATCCTCCCTATTTTCTTATCCATTTTTTTGATTTTCCATCCCACCGAAAACCATTTTCTTTAATAGTATCCTTTATAGCAAATGTCTGCCCGGATACAGATTTTACATTTTTCCAGTTAATTCCAAAGACTGTGTCTCCGCGTGCTCCCGCTTTTTCCTTATATGTTAAATATACAGTTCTATTTGTCGATGCTGTTTGATCTCTTTTTACTGGAGTTGCATATGCAAACTCAATTTCCCCATTTTTTCCAGCTTTCGCACTCAATACAGTTTCCGTTTAATATCCAGGAGAATAGCCTTTTGGCTTTCTATAAACCGTTTCGATTGTTTGAACTTTAGCATTTTTCTCGAATACCGAGTTTCCGCCAAAGCCACTTGCTCCGCCTCTACCACCCATTACACTTCACCTCGTTAAATTTGTCGGAAAATGCCTTGATTTTAACAATATTACCTTTGCACTCTTCCGGCACTTTCCCGTAAAAGACAATGCTTTCTGGGCGTAATCGTTCAATCATGGCATTATAACCGGAAAGAAACAGCTTTCTCTTCTGGATTACTGCATTTTCCTCTGGCGTAATTGAATCCGACAAATTCACAGTTGCCCTCGAATGTCTCAGGTTCTTTCTGTGATATACCGTATTCGCCAACGCCGGGGAATATACGGCGGTTTAAATTTTCGTAAGCTATACTGGTTTCTCGATTTGCCATTATTCTTTCTGCACTGTCTGCTTAATAACCTGATTCACGCCAGTTGCCGACAATCCATTAAACATACCAACTGCAACTGCTGTGATATAATCCGATGCCGGGTAATCTGGGATAACTCTCATTCCGACCGCTCCGAGAATTCCACCAATAACCGCCATGATTACCGGAATCCATTCATCAGAAATTTTCTTTGATGCTTTACAGCCCATTCCTACGATGTAGCAAATCATAACGATTGCCACGCATGAGCCTAATGTTGAAATGTCCATTATTTATCACCCCTTAACGCCTGAATAGCATTCATAAAATCAGCTGTATTTTTAGCCATTTTCTCAACATTTTCAGGCTTTTTAAGTTCTTCAATAGTTTCACGGAATGCCTGCTTTACTTCGGGATTTTCTCTGAATATCTTTTTCATATTTTCCCTTGAACATTCAAGGCAAATGTCGGTACTCCAATGTGGCTTAAGTTCTTTTCCACACTGTCTGCATTTCATACTCACACCCCCGCATAAAGAATCGGTATTCCATCATCCGTCCTTACTCCCATTAGAATTGGTAAAGCTGTCTTTAAGAGTAAATCATTCGTTTTCTGTACATCTCCGGCGACAGCATACACCGCACTCCATTCCTTTACACTTGCTCCAATCTGCTGAGGTGTGGCATAAGAGACGGATTCACTGCCAGAACTTACAGATGTTACAATGCCTGTTGTGCTACCACCGGACCCAATTGCGGTTGACGTACCGCTCACAGCGGCATTGGTAGCATTCTTTTCAGCAAGCTCAATCTGATACATTAATTCAGCCAGTGAACAGACCGCCTTTTTAATACGTTTCTGTGAACGCTTATCAGCTGGCAGTCCGTCCACCAAATTATCAAATGTCAATGTATCAATAAAATCGCTGGCTCTGGGTGCCAGACGATCAAAGTCAGCTTCTGGCACGACATTGCCATAATAGGATTCTGTGTAAAAATCATAATCTGCATAAGCCATGCCAGTTACCTCCTACATTTATGAATTTGCTGTTACGCTTGCACTTCCGGCATTCAGTGCTTTATATGTTCCATCACACTCAACTACTGTAATCTTCTGTCCGGTTGCTGCCTTAATGTCAGCTTTTCCGTCCCATGTAGTCCAGTTTCTGAGATTCTGGCCATAAGTTACAGCTGTTTCAGATGCACCAACTTTGTACTTGTACACATTGTTAGCGTTTTCTTTAGCCGGGTTTACAGTGATTTTTGTATCACCAGTTGCTGTTCCTGCCTCAGATGATACTGTCAGAGTTCCGAGTGCCGGTGTATCGTCAATGGTAATTACTGCGATTGCGTCAATGTACTCCGCAAAAAGAGTAAGCCCCATAACCGCGAACGCTTCAGACACTGCTGTGTTGTAGTTGCCCTGTGTATGGAATCCGATCAGGTTTGTTTCTCCGGAAACGGTATACACCAGACCAGCTCTCGCAAAGTCAGATTCATTCGGGTCAACATAGTACAGGACGATGTTCTCAACAGGAGTTGCAATAACCTGCCCTCTTGGAATCTCACTGTCAGATAACAGGAAGATTGTGTTGAATCCCATGAAATCTTTCATGTACTGGAAACCGAACTGATTCTGAATAGTAATCTCAGCTGCTCCAAGGTATTCATATACGTCCAGAATATTGACAAATCCAACAACGCCAGTCACATTCCTGTGCATCTGTTTGAATTTGTTTTCTACTCGACCCTTGGCCATCGCCAGAGCCATCTGGAATGTTGTTTCTGTGGAAGTAAGTGTACCGGTTTTCAGATAATCGTAAAATCTGCCGGTAACGTCAGTCTGAAGCTGGAAAAGGAATTCATCATCGGTCATCTGAACGGCGTTCTCATAACCGTGATCCTTGATTGCTTCGATAGATACAGCCTTTGCGTACTTCTCAATGGTCATTTCCGCATAGTTCTTTTCTTTTACAGTAAACTTGCTGTAAGGGATTTCCTCGCCCTCACCGACAAGTCCTCTCTCCAAAGTACCCTCTGCGTACTTGGACTTGAGTACAGCACCCGGCTGTTTTTTGATAGGTCTCATGATACCCAGAATATCACGTAAGTGCTGCCAGTTTCTTTCAAATCTGGTAACGAAGTCAATCTCGCGTGCTTTGACCTGAATATCATTCTTCATGATAAGATTAGCTTTTGCTGCCATATAAAAAATCCTTTCTACCCATAATTGTTAAGGTATTGGGTTAGCGGCTATACTCTGGTGTATAGTCGGTGTAAAAAATCACTGGAATAACTGGATGTTCTGAGCGATCGCCGCCTGTCTCTCAGACGGGTCTTTGATTGCTTCGATATCTTTCTTCGTCATGCTTCCCGGTGTCTGCTGATGTCCAACGTGAGTGGTAAATCTTGCCTGTTGCTGCTGAGCCTGCTGCTGAGATTCATCTACAAAAGCGGATGCGTCAGACTGCTTCATCTGTTCGATCAGATCGTTCAAACCAAGGATTTTGCCGTCTTTCAGCTTAAGACCTGCTTCTTTGATGTCTGCCATGACTGATTTCTTTGCCGCTTCGCTTGAAAATTTAACATCATCGAGTGCTGCTTTGAGTGCGTCTGAGAAATCACGGTCATAGATCTTTGCATTAAATTCTTTTTCTGCATCTGCCGCTTTCTGTTTCCAGGTCTCTAACTCACTTTTAACATTTGCCGGGTCAATACCGTCAAAGCCTTTTAAGGTTTCTTCTGCTGTTTCGGCACGTTCTTTCCAGTCATCACGTTCTCCCTCGACTTTTGACAGAGTTTTCGCTACTTCTTTTGCATTCTTATAATGCTCGGAGAGTGCCTTCTTTACGTCTGCCTGCTTGTCCTCTGGGATTTCAATTCCAAATGATTTAAGTGTGTCAATAAGTTTCTGCATATATATCCTCCTGGTCGTGTTTATTGACCTGCCGCCGCAGGTAAATGGATTAAGCCAGTTAGACCACTGGCAGGGTAACTGGAATAACAGGAATCGAACCTGTGACACTCTGATTAACAGTCAGATGCTCTACCAACTGAGCTATATCCCATTAACCCGGATTCCCGGGTTAGCAAGGTCTTTTTCGTGCTATGCCTAAACACGGGACGTTCGGGCTACGTCAACACCGCCTATACGGTCGCACACCTCTGCACGGGTTGGATTTCACTGTTCAGTTATATGTGCTAACGAGGAGGTATGCCGTCATGCACTAACGGCAATGGCGCGTGTCGGAAATTGCGTCCGCTTTTCAACCTCATGCTTCTTGTGTTGGATAAACACTGCATTTTCTATTAAGGACACGCACCCATGAAAGGAGGAAAGCAATAAAAATGTCTATGTCAAGCATTTCTGCTTACAAATCTTACCTACGAATATATTGTATCACAGAACCTTCAAAAAGTTGTGGTACATGTTTTAGCCAATTAGAGCATACCCCTTATTAATGCAATTAACGCTGATTCTGTGCAAGATACTCCGTGAGTTTCTGTTTTGTTTTTTTTAACTCCTCGACATTGTTCCCACTGATTTGGCTATCCAGCATAGTCGATAACACTTCCAGGATTAATGAGTCACGTTCTGCAATTCTCTGAAGACTTTCATAATCTCGCTTGTCATGTTCTTCCAGTGTCTCTACTCGCTTATTAAGTCTGAACGCCGGTGTAATCCACTTAAAGATTACGGCTGCCGCCCCTCCGACAATGGACACCCCTCCACAGATAGAGAGGAAAATCTGTACAAATTCTGATATGCTCATTTAGCTACTCCTTTTCCCAGTAATATACTGGAATCTCGTTGCCGGAATCCCATGTATCGAAATATTTGCCCTCTTGTACCGTCACCACATGACCATCTATGCAGAGAATATATGTGCCTGTCGGATGGTCTGTACAGAAGTCGTTGACCGTATAGATATATCGCTCTGATTGTTCAATCAGTTTGCGTCTTTATCCATGCTTATAAAGATACGCACCCCAGACATAATTTGCACTTGGCATATCTGACAGAGCGCACGCCTGTATCATTAATCCGGTGAATACTGTTTCCCAGTCAAAACCGGTTGCCTTGCATATTGCCCGGACAGCACAATCTCCGACTCGATTACCGGCAGGATTTGGATTATAATATTCCCATCTGTCCATCAGTCAATCCCCTTTGCTGTTTTATACCGTTTCGCCGCTCCTCTGGCTTTTGCGGCGTTCTGGCGGTTCCACTTAGCGATCATGAGCCGATCTTGCAGTTCTCTCAGGCCGTTCTGCTTGCAGTAATCTTTGTATGCAGTATTTTGCTTTTGTAAAAGATAAGACTTCCGGTCAAGGTCTTGCTGCAATGCGAACTTCGCTTTTTCATTCGGTGCATTGTCAACTCCTGCTTGCAGTCCAAGGACTTCCCGTTTTGTTTTGCGGATTCTTCGCTCATAAGTACGTTGCCGCTGTTCTTTTTCGTACTGTTTGCCTTTGTCAGCCTTGTTCTGTGCTGATAGTTCTGCATAAGGATTAAATTCTCCATCACTTGCCCCAAAGCTATGCCGACAGTTGACTCCTGACAGTCCACTTGCCGTTCCATATCCAGTCAATGAGAACGGCGGAAATCTCTTACTCTTGCCAGAACGAGAGTATATCTTGCCTTGCCACCATGAGTGATTTCCCGGATTCTGACCACCGTCACCTGTTCTGGCTCCTATGTGAGCACTGACCAGAATTAAATCCCAGTCCATTTCTTCCATGCGCTTTAGGGATATATCTCCCGTAGCCTGTGCCACGCCAGTTCTAACAGAACGTGCAACTGCTGTTTCAATAGTGTCTTTTCTGCCAGATGGATATGTGACAGTCACACCATCACTCACAACGTTATTAACTGCCTCTTTGATGGCTTGCGTATATCCAACTGCCCCAGTCATTACATGATTATATGCAAGGTCGCATTGCTCAATGTAGAGCCTCTGAGCGGCACTTGCGGTTGTTCGTGTAAAGTTCTTCCAATCCCCTAAACAGTGGTTCATGTTCCGCTCCATGAGTCTTATCATAGCTGGAGACTGTTCGAGTGGTACAGAACTTAATCCTGCCGCCTTGTATACCTTATCATCATAGTTCATTGCAGTGATTCCGGCATCCTCAAACGCTTCAAGAAGTTCCTGTTGTTCACGTTTGGTATATCTGGATAGTTCCGCCAGAATGTCCTCTAGCAGTTCGCCAGATTCCTGTAGCGTTCTGATTCTCCACGCATCAGCATTGGTCAGAATATAGTCCTCACCTCTGCCGATTCTTGTCATCATCCGTGACACGATCTCAGAGATGATATACTGATGCAGTTCTTCGGCAATTTGTTCACTGCCCTCTGTTATCCGGCGTAAATACTCTGGGCTTAACATAACTATTCATCTCCAAACAGTTTTGGTTCGTCTGGCTGAGCTTCTTTAACCATTTCTACCGCCTCATCTTTCGTCATTCCTTCAAACTTCACGAAATACAACCATGCCGGAACCTTGCCAGTAGTTACATACTGCCACCATCTTGCACGCTCGTTTTCTCTGACATAAAGAATGTCTCCGAAATCATAATTGACTTCGTAAGCTCCTACAGGTGCAAGTCCGTACAGGTCAGCATAAACGTTCAGTGCGTAGATTACTTCATCCAGACAGGATTCCAGTTTGTCTCGAACATCTTTAATGAACTGCACTGTCCTCTGCTGTTCCGCTTCTACGCCTGTAGCCGTCTGAATGCCGCTAGATTCGTTGAAAACGAAATATCCGTTAGAGAATCCAATCTTGTACCCCAACTGGCTTAAAAGGGCATTTATACCGCTTATACGAGTATCTGTGTTGAGCTGTGGATTGATTTCCTGATAAAACTCTTTCTCATCCTGTCCGAATACATTCTTGACAAAGTGCGGTAAGTTCATTTCATTGCGTCTGTTCTCCATGCCCTGCGGAGACATGATTGACACAGGTGTACCGCTTGGCATCAGCAGTCTATCATCTGCCAGAACAATCTTCTGAGAATCGAAAATCTCTACGGCGTTTCTGCTGTATGCGATATCAAGGTCTTTTAGTTCTTCAATAGCTTCTGCAAATATCGGTAAGCCAAGTGGTGTACTGATATCCACATTGTTCGCCTGCGGCGTCCGCAGCACTCCATACAGAGGTCCGTCCAGCTTCTCACCGTTTGCCTTAAGAATCGGTGGCGTATCTGCCATGAGGTCAGCCCATTTGGTCTGTTTAAGGTCAACCTTATCTCCAATGCTCTGAGGGGATTTTGATACATAGGCTCTATTTGATACATAGTACGGATAAGTTGTCACTCCATCTATTGTGGTCTCAACAAATCTATGATATTCAAGCCTTGTGTAGTATTTCCGTCCAACAGTATAAGAATCCTTGAATATAATCCCTGTGATTTCCTGATTGTCGTAAGCTACGATCATCACATCTGCCGGAGTAAATACATCAAGGCTCTCGCCGTTCGGCTTAATGAATACCGTTCCATAAGCACAGCCATATTCTACCCAGTGGCGGATTTGGAAATATACCTTGTCAATCTGCTCCTGCAACCACGTAGCCCTTGCAGAACCGTCTATCTGAATGCCGATCGCCAATGTTGCGAGCCGGGCTGTCTCCGAACAAACAGATTTCGCGAAATTGATCGTCTTGATATTATTCTTATCATCTAACCATTCCGGTGCACCTCTGTAGATGTTCGCACACCGGTTAATCAGCGCTTCCATCTCTGAAAATTCTGCTGCCTGGATATTGAAATCCTCTTCGGCTTGTTTTTTGAAAATCATGTTAAACCACCTTTTTAGTGTTGTTATAAGTCCCATTTAGTCACCTGTCGCTATCTTCTTTCCGCACATCGGTCAATAATTAAGGTCAAACGGTCTGGAAGTAATGCTTCCTTTTCGGTCTTTCATGTACATGTACAGCATACAGCCGTATATATATTTGCTCTTCTTGTATTCTGGATTATCATGGCATTCTTTCCAAGAAGCTAATTCATCACAAAATTTACACATTATGCACTGTACCCCCTTCTTCTCCATAATGATTCTGTTGCATACCTGCTCGCATCTATAAAATGATTATCCTTGTCTGGATAGCCACTTATGATATTTCCATCTTTATCTCGCTCGTATTCATACTTTTTAAACTCTTTCCGTGCTTTCGGCGTTCTCCGCGGATCAAATACAAGCTTCTTTCCTTGCAACCACTTCATTGAGTATTCAACACTTCCAGGCCCTTTGATCGCATCCCTTGCTGGTAATCCTTCGTCACGGAAGTCGATTGTGGACTTCTTCTCGGCACTGTCACATGTAATAACATAATCATCATAGCCGCGACGTTTAATCTCCGCAGCCGTCTCGTTGTTTTTCTCTTTGTCCGTCCCGTACTCATCTATAAAATAAATGGTCTCTCTTGCTGCATCATAATAGAGACGAACAAAAGCAAATGGATCTGGGTACCATCCCCAGTCAACGCCCTGATAGATTTTATCGAAGCTAGCGACCTCTTCATCCGTGATTTCCCGCTCCTCAATGAATTCAAACACATTGCCACCATTCCCATTGGCTTTGCCCATATATTCATTTTCATACGCCGCCGGGTTGACCTCTTTTAGGTGTTCTGCGTCATCAATGAAGCGCTCGCCCAGCCAGTCCTTTGGGACATCCTTATACGTGCTATGCGTTACTAGTGCTTCTGGATCTTTCTCCTGTACTTCCTCCGTGTACTCATTCACCCAGTTATTCTTGCTTCGTGGTGGATTGTACGACTTAAATCTATACGCCTTGTCGCCACCTCGGATAGCTGACTGTTGAATGTTTCGTATCTCTTCCGGGCCTGCAAACTGGTCAAGTTCCTCAAACCATACGATACCGATATATCCAAACTCTGGCTTAATAGATTTGATTTTCATTGGATCATCGGCTCCGCGGAAATAGATCTTTTGTCCTGTTGGTTTGTAGGTTATCTCAAAAGGAGAGATTTTAAATTTGAACTCTGCGTCCAGACCCATCTTGGATATTGCCCACTTGATCTGTGCATACACTGAATCCTTGATGGTGTTGCCGACTTTACGCAATACAAGCGCATGCATATCTGAATTGTTTTTCAGTAGTTCGATGATAATACACGAAATCCCGGAAGACTTGGTACTGCCTCGCCCTCCGGGTAAAACATATTCTGTGTGCATCCCTCGCCGGATGTCTCTGACCATTGGGTGGAACACATCGGCAATGATATCGAGATCAAGGTGATACTCCTCTTCCATCCTAGCAGCTTCTTCTGCTTTCCGCTGCTCTTCTCTGGCTTCTTTTATAGCAAGCGTTTTTTCCAGATCATTCATGGATTTCAGCTGATCGGAGAATTCTGGGGCGAATCCAAACGAATCAGTCAGCTCGCCTCTTGCGATCATGGATCGGCGTTGCTGGATTTCTGCCAGAGACATGATGTCAGTGCCTTTTTGCTTCTCGATGAGAGACTGTTTTTCGGCTATATATGCTAAAATGTTAGGCTTTGTTAAATTCTGAGCTCCTGTTACTCTAACACTTCTCTCAGCATACCCGGCTTTCCTCGCGGCATCAGATGCATTTCCGCCATTCTTTATATATTCATCTGCAAACGCTTTCTGTTTAGGCGTTAAGTTCATCTAATCACCTCTGTCTATCCTTATTTTCTGACTGCCTCCCATATTTCTTTCAGGCACATGACTACATCATACTGGGATGCAGTTCGGAGTATTTCATAATCACAATCTTTCCATTCGCCCCTTTTTGTGAGGTGAAGTGTGGGTGTTGATATAATTATTACCGTTATCAACCGCTCCTGCTCATGGCTGTAGAATTGTGACGTTCCAATTTTTATGATTAATCCGGTGGATAATATAGCTTTTTGAAGTTTTCTTGTAACTGCTTTTAAGTTCGCCATATTATCACCTCATTTCTGGCTATAAAATCCCATAGTAACACTTCTGAGTATATTTTAGCACAGGTCGGTAGAAAAGTTGTGGTACATGTTTGAGGAATTTTGTGGTGAAAAAGAGCCGGTAAATACCGACTCTCTAATTTTATTCGTTGCTTTGTAATTTTCTGATTACCTCGCCCTGATCTCCCGGGCATCCCATGAAGCATTCCGGCCAATGTTCGTAAAATGCACATCTGTTGCAGTCATGTGGACTGATTGAGCTGCAATATTGATGTAGTACTGTGAATGCTGATACGGCGAGCTGCGGGGTTATTTCTGGTGGCTTAAACATCATGTTTTTGCTCGCCCTGGTCACTTCCACATTATCATCTTTCTTCTGGTTTCATGTTAATCCTCCTTATCGTCCTCCTCAATACTGACAGTTTCCAGATCTGCGAAATCACAACACATTGCGAATCCGTCAATCATTTTCTTCTTAACTCCAAATACCTCTATCATGTGAGAATTATTTTCCATGATTTTTATTACATCTGACTTTTTAACATATTCAGCCATTCTCCATCTCCTCCAACTTCTTCTCTATCGGATTAATAATCTCTTCCAATACCTGTCGCTCATAATTTTCTTTCCAGATTTTTTCTCTTTTCCAAAATTGGATTTTCATAATCTCATTTATTAAATTAATACACACTATTGCTTCTAGCATTCCCCAACATCCATCACAGGCTCTTTCATTGCACCAGGACAGCAGCATCTCCATTCTCCTTCTGATCGATAGTTTCTACTATGTTTATATTA